CCCCGTCGCGGCGGGGCCGCTCCACGTGGGCCGGCCCGCCCCACGCGCCCCGGGAATTGCGTCGGCGCCCGCCCCGCTGGATGCGGGACGGGCGCGTTGTTCAGCGGCGGTTCAAACGGCGCTGGTAGAGGCGGCTCCCCACGACGAGGACCACCACCACCGCCCACACGATCAACCACCCGCCAGCGGGACGGCCGAGTGCGGCCGCCACCGCCAGCGCGACGCCTCCGATGGCGGTAGCGACCACGTCGATGTACCGGACGAGGACCATGTCTGGCTTCTTCCTGCTCTCACTGACTGTCTGGCTGATCTTGGATGAGGCCGTGCGGGCCCCTTGTGCACCTAGTTGCAAAATCGTGGATCATCCCCCATCCTGAGGGCAGTCCTGGCGTGCCCGAAAACAAAAGCCGCTGACACGGCATCATGACCCCCGTATCTCACATCCCAGGGGGGAACATGAGCCACACACCGCAGCGGAACCCGCGCGCCGAGAAGGCCGGGAAGAAGATCCTCCTCTTCGGCTGCCTGCCCGTCTTCATCCTCCTCGTCGCACTCATCGCCCTCGGCAGTGCCCTGGACGGCGACGACGACAAGGCCGACACCAAGCCCGCCGCCAAGGCCCCGCCGTACAAGGTCACCCAGCAGGACGACGACGGCAACCAGCGCACCGTCCGCGTCGAGGTAGACAGCACCACCGGCCTGCGCCAGGTGTTCGACGACGTGGCCGCCAAGCTCACCGACGAGGCTGGGTGGTTCGTCCAGATCAACTGCTCCACGGGCGGCACCGAGAAGGTCGACAACCGGCTCGCCAACGGTCGCAAGGCTGTTGGTCGGATCGGCGCCGCGACCACCGGACTGAAGGACGGCGACATCGAGTTCGCCACCGTCGACGGCCGGAGCTGCCCCGCCGCTACCTGACCCCACCCGCATCCAGGCCCGGCCGGCACTCTCGGCCGGGCCTTCGCATGTCCAGGGAGGTGACCGTGGCCGCCGCGAACCAGCACACCAACCCCGTCACGGACCACGAGATCGCCGAGATCCGCCGCCTCCACGGTGAAGGGCTGGGACGGAACGAGATCGCCCGCGAGATCGGCCGCAGCCTCCGCACCGTCAGCGTCTACGCCGCCGAGATGGGCCTCGGCTTCGACCGATCCAAGACCGCAGCAGCCACGGAGGCCAAGATGCAGGACGCCAAGGCGCGCCGAGCAGCCATCATCCAGGGCCTCTACGACGTCGCGGAAGACGAACTCGCCTACCTCAAGAACACCGACGGGTATCAACTCGTCGAGGTCTCCCTGGGCAAGCCGGTCAAGTACACCGTCGACCGGCTGCCCGCACAGGACCGCAAGGCCCTCGTCTCCAGCGTCAGCACCGCCACATCCGCCGCGGCCCGCCTCGAAGCCCTGGACACGAACAACGGCATCGACGACGGCGTCAGCATGCTCGGCAAGCTCGCCTCCGGACTCAGCGCGGCATACACCGCGATGACCGAGGAGGGCAGCAGCGAGGGGGCGGGTGATGCTCCGTGACCTCGGCCTGCCGCTCTCCCGCGCGCAGATCCGGTCAATCGTCGAGGCGCAGGCTGCCCCGATCGCTCTCTGGTCAGGAGCGGTGTCCAGCGGCAAGACGATCGCCTCGCTGATCGCCTTCCTGCTGCGCCTGATCGCCGCCCCGGATCACGGGCTGATCGTCATCATCGGCCGGACGCTACAGACCATCGAGCGGAACCTCATCGACCCGCTCCAGTCGAGGCACCTGTTCGGCCCGCTCGCGCAGCACGTACACCACACCACCGGCTCGACCACGGCCACGATCCTCGGTCGGACCGTGCACCTGATCGGCGCCTCGGACTCGCGAGCTGAGGGCCGCATCCGCGGCTCCACGATCGCTCTCGCCTACGTCGACGAAGCGACGCTCGTGCCGTACGAGTTCTGGATGATGCTGCTGTCCCGACTCCGTGTCGGTGATCAGTCTCGGCTGCTGGCCACGACGAACCCGGACGGCCCGTTCCACTGGCTGCGGCGGGAGTTCATCCTCCGGGCCCCGAAGGTCGGGCTGACGCACTGGCACTTCACCCTGGACGACAATCCGAGCCTCGCTCCGAGCATGGTCGCCCGGCTGAAGGCGCAGTACACGGGGCTCTGGTACCGCCGGTTCATCCTCGGGGACTGGTGCTTGGCGGCCGGCGCGGTTTACGAGATGTTCGACGCTGAGCAGCACATCGTGAAGACCCTGCCCAGGATCGAGCGGTGGCTGTGCGACGCGATCGACTACGGCACGGTCAACCCCTACGCCGACTTGCTGATCGGGGTCGGCGCAGACCGGCGGTTGTACGTCGTCTCGGAGTACCGGCACGACTCGCGGCGGGCACGACGGCAGCTCACGGACTCGGAGTACTCGCGGGCGCGGCGGGCGTGGCTCGCGCGGGTGCCGCAGCCGGAGACGACCGCGGTCGGCGTGCACCCGGAGTGGACGGTCGTGGACCCGTCCGCGTCGTCGTACATCGAGCAGTTGCACCGCGACGGGGTGTCCGGCGTGACGGCCGCGGACAACAGCGTGCTGGACGGGATCCGCACGGTGTCCTCCCTGTTCTCGACCGGGGATCTCCTCGTGCACGAGTCCGCGCAGGGCCTGATCGACGAACTGCTCGGCTACTCCTGGGACGACGGGGCGGCCGAGCGGGGCGAGGACAAGCCGATCAAGGAGAACGACCACTCGTGCGACGCCTTGAGGTACGGCGTCCGCACGACCGAGGCCCTGTGGCGGCCGTACCTACCGACCCGGCTGGAGGTGGCCGCGTGATGCCCAGCGGCCCCGAGGAACCGATCACCCCGGACGCCGCGATCCAGAACGCGGCCCGGCTGCTGCGCGCCGCCGAACTGGAGGGCGTCTGATGACCGCAGAGATCAGCCTGCCCGTGTACGTCCGCGTCGGCGGCGTCGAGGCCCGCTGGGGCGAACTCACCTTCGACGCCGACGGCAGCGAGATCCGAGAGCGGGACACGCGGCGCGCGCTCGCGACGTTCCTGCGGGCCGCCGCTGACCACCTGGAGAACGCGCCCGAGGACGACGAGGAGGTGCCGGATGCCGCTGCCCACGGGTGATACCGCCTGGCCGCCCCCGCACCTCAGCCCCGCCCTCACCGCCATGCACACCTGGGACACCTGGTGGTCCGGCGACCCCGACCGCCTGGAGCAGCTCTACGGCGGCAGCACCGGCGGCGCCCCCGACCCCAAGCGCGCGCAGTACGCCGGCGGCGCCCTCGGCCGTTTCGCCCGCTGGTGGTGGGGCAGCCCGACCGCCCCGGGCGAGCGCCGCACCAAGCTCCACGTGCCCGTCGCCGGGGACCTCTGCGGCGGGTCGGCCGACCTGCTGTTCTCGGAGCCGCCTCGGTTCACCGTCGCCGACCCCACGACGCAGGCCCGGCTCGACACCCTCGCCGACGACGGCCTGCTCGCCACCCTCCAGACCGCCGCCGAGATCGGTGCCGCCCTCGGCGGGATCTACCTGCGGCCGGTGTACGACAAGGACATCGCTGACCGGGCCTGGGTCACCGCCGAGCACGCCGACCGCGCGCTGCCCGAGTTCACCTGGGGCAGGCTGTCCGCGGTCACGTTCTGGCGGATCGTCCGCGAGGAGGACGGCCAGGTCTGGCGGCACCTTCAGCGGCACGAGCGGGGCCGCATCCTGCACGGCCTGTACCAGGGCACCAAGGACAACCTCGGCCGTCCCGTGCCGCTGGAGGACAGCGAGGCCACGGCCGGGCACGCGAAGACGGTCGATGACGAAGGCGCCGTGGCCACCGGCTACGACACCGGGCTCGACGTTGTCTACATCCCCAACCAGACCTCCCGCCGCTGGCGCTGCCACCCCAAACTCAAGGACTGGGGCCGCAGCGACTTGGACGGCGTCGAGCCCCTCATGGACGCCCTGGACGAGACCTACAGCTCGTGGATGCGGGACATCCGGCTCGGCAAGGGCCGCATCGTCGTCCCGGAGACGTACCTCCAGTCCAACGGGCCCGGCCGCGGCGCAAGCTGGAACCCTGATCAAGAGGCGTTCGCCGGGGTCAGCGTCCTCCGCAACAACGATGGCCTCGCCCTGACCGTGGCCCAGTTCGCCATCCGCGTCCAAGAGCACAAGGACACGGCCGAAGACCTGGTCAACCAGATCCTCCGCAGCGCCGGGTACAGCGGGCAGACCTTCGGCATCGGCGGCGACGTGGCCGTCACAGCCACGGAGGTCACCGCCCGCGAGCGGCGCTCGATGACGACCCGCGGGCGGAAGGTGCTGCGCTGGCGTCCGGCGCTCGCGCATCTGGTGGAGGCGCTGCTCGCCGTCGACGCCTACGCCTTCGGCGGCGGAACCGTTCCGCAGCGGCCGACGGTGGAGTTCGAGGACTCCGTGCAGGAGGACCCGCTGGCCCTGGCGAACACGGCGGACGTGCTCAGGCGCGCGGAGGCAGCGAGCACGGACACGCTGGTGCGGATGGTCCACCCGGAGTGGGACGACGACCAGGTGGCCGCCGAGGTGCAGCGGATCCAGGTCGAGGCAGGAACGGCGGTACCGGACCCGATGCAGACCGGCGACCTGCCGTAGAAGGGGGGTGACCGCCGGTGCCCGTCTCTCCAGCGATGGCCGAAGACCTCGCCGCGGCGGTCGCCGACCTGTACGAGGCCGCCGAGGGTGTGCTCATCGAACGCATCCGTCGCGCCCTCGCCGAGGGCCTCGACTCCCCGGTGTGGGCGGAGATGAAGCTGGCCGCCGTGGGCAACCTCCAGACGGCCATCAGCGAGGTGATCGCCGCGCTACAGGCCGACGCCTCCGGGGCGATCAGCCAGGCCGTCGCGGAGGCGTACGAGCGCGGACAGCAGGCGGCGGTCGCCGAGCTGGGCGCGCTCGGCACGGGCCAGGCGGCCGCGGCTGCGGAGACCCTGCCAACGGCGCCGGTCGTGGACCGGCTCGCCGCCGCGGTCGTGGACGACGTCCGACCGGTGCATCTGCGGATGCTGCGGCAGAGCATGGACGCCTACCGGGAAGTCATCACGCGGGCGGCCGCGGCTCCGGTGCTCGGGGCGCAGACGCGGCGGCAGGCGGCACAGTCGGCGCTCGATCAGTTTGCTGCTCGGGGCATCACGGGGTTCGTGGACTCGGCCGGACGGTCGTGGGAGCTGCGCTCGTACACGGAGATGGCCACGCGGTCGGCGTGCGGCCGGGCGGCGCTGGAGGCGCACACGGACCGGCTGGGCGCGGCGGGTGTGGATCTGGTGCTGGTGTCGCAGGCGCCGGAAGAGTGCAAGCTGTGCAGGCCGTGGGAGCGGAAGGTGCTGGCCCGCTCGGGCGCGCCTGGGGCGCGCGAGGTGCAGGTGGAGCACAGCACCGAGGACGGCGAGATGGTCACCGTGGCGGTGGCTGGGTCGCTGGATGAGGCGCGGTCGGCGGGGCTCCAGCATCCGAACTGCCGCCACACGGTCTCGGCCTACCTGCCGGGCGTCACGCAGATCCCGGCCCGGCAGCCCTCGCGGGGGACGTACGAGGATTCGCAGCGGCAGCGGTACCTGGAGCGGCAGATCCGGAAGTGGAAACGGCTGGAGGCCGCTGCTCTGGATGAGGCGCAGCGGAGGGCCGCGCGGGCGCGGGTGCGGGCGTATCAGGGGCGGGTGCGTGAGCTGGTCGCGGAGACCGGGTTGCCCCGGAAGAGTCACCGCGAGCAGCTCACGACCGCGCGGTAGGTCAGCGGCGGCCTCGCGTTGAGAGAACGTAGCTACCCAGGCTGTAGTTGTCTCCTTCCTTGTTCTCGCGCGGGGCACTGTCGTTCAGGATTACGTAGGCCTCCGCCAGGTTTCGCGCAGTTTCGCCGCTGCCTGATTCCGCAGCACGAATGACGCCTTCGAGAAGGGCCGTTCGGGCCTGGTCTGCGAGCTCCCGCTCGCTGGTGCTCTCACTCATGAGCAGACCGTAGCGCCGAATGCACGGGGCGTTCCCCATGTCTCCTGTATCGGTTGCAGGGCCGCAGTCTTCCGCCCGCCGGGAGCGGGCCGGATCGCACAACCCCGCCAGGCGCGGGGCCGAACATCCCGACGCGCACCAGGAGTGCACGCATGCAGAAGCGAACCCTCCCCAGGCTGGCCGGTGCTGGCTGGGCACACCCCTACCCCAAGGGCCCTTTCGACCCGTGGCTGTACGCCGACGGCGGGGACGGAGACGACTCCGGATCCGGCAGCGACGACAGCGGTGACGACACGGGCGCGGACGGCGCCGGGGACGACGACGCCGGCGGGACCGGCGACGACACCGGGGCCGACGACGAGGGCAAGGGCGAGAAGCCCAAGCCGCGCGCGCCTGCCAAGAAGGACGGCGAGGACCCGGCCGCGACGATCGCCCGGCTCCAGAAGGAGCTGAAGACAGCGAACGGCGAGGCCGCGAAGGCGCGCACGACCGCGAAGAAGGCGGCGGCCGACGAGGCCCGCACGGAGATCGTGCAGGAACTCGGCAAGGCCCTCGGCCTGATCAAGGACGACAAGGACACGCCGCCAGACCCGGCCGCGCTGACCGCGCAGATCGAGAAGGCGACCGCTGCGCACCGCGAGACCGCGGTGGAGCTGGCGATCTACCGGAGTGCGGGCAAGCACGGTGCGGACCCGGACGCGCTCACGGACTCGCGGGCGTTCCTGTCGTCGATCAGGGATCTCGACCCGTCCGACGAGGGGTTCGCGAAGGCCGTGTCCGCCGCCATCAAGACGGCGGTCGCGGACAACCCCAAGCTCAAGACGCAGGGCCAGGCGCCCGCGCGCACCAGCAGCGACTTCTCCGGCAGTACGGAGAAGCCCCAGGCGAAGACCGGCATTGAGGCCCAGCGCGAAGCCCTCCGCAAGGGCCGGCGCTGACCTCCTCTCCAGACCCGACAGGAGGCCCCCGTGGCCAACAACTTCCTCACCCCCGACCTCATCGCGCAGCGGGCGCTCGCCACCCTGTACGAGACCGCCGTCATGGCGCAGCTCGTCCACCGCGACTACGAAGGCGACTTCCAGGGCCGCCAGGGCGACACCATCACCGTCCGCAAGCCGGCCACCTTCACGGCCTCCGACTTCAACCGGACCACCGGCATCGTTCCGCAGGACGCCACCGAGTCCGGCATCGCGGTCTCCCTCAACCACCTCGCGGACGTCTCCGCGACGGTCACGACCGAGCAGCTCACCCTGGACATCCAGGACTTCGGGAAGCAGCTCCTCGACCCGATGATGAAGGCCATCGCACAGAAGATCGACCGCGATCTCCTCGCACTGCGCGCCGACATCGTCCAGGAAGCGGGCGCCGTCACCGAGAACGCCGGCGGCGAGAACTACCAGTACCCGGGCGGCAAGTACCCCTGGTCGGACTCGCGCGTGCTGATCGAGGCCGGGCAGATCCTCGACACCCGCAACGTCCCCCTCGACGAGCGGCACGCCGTCGTCGGACCGCGCACCAAGGCGCGGTGGATGGCGGAGAGGATCTGGCGGGCGGCGGATCAGCGAGGCGACACGGTCGGTCTGCGCCAGGCCCAGTTCGGCGGGAACGCGTCCGGGTTCGACCCGTACATGACGCAGAACATCGCTGGCCCTGCGGCCGTTCCGGGCACCGGCCAGCCGACGACCGAGGAGAGCCTTGCGTTCCACAAGACCGCGTTCGCGCTGGTCACCCGAACCCTGGAGCTTCCGCCGGGCGCGCAGGACGCCGTGATCATGAACTACGAGGGGTTCGCCCTGCGCGTGGTCTACGACTACGACATCAAGTACAAGCAGACCGTCGTCTCGGTCGACTGCCTGTACGGCACGAAGACCCTCGACGCGAACCGCGCGGTGCTGCTGAAGGGGGCTGACGCCACGTGATCCGCTACCGGAACGCAAACACGGACGACATCGTCGAGCGAGCCCACCCGGACGCCCGGCTGGAGATGCTCCCGAACTGGGAGCGCCTCCAGCCGGATGACGCCACGGGCCCGCCGCAGGAGTCGTCGGGCGGAGAGGGCGGCCGGGGGCCGGGGGCCGAGCGTCCGGCCCGCTCCGCGCCCAAGGCGGCCTGGCAGGAGTACGCCCGCACCGTCGCCAGCGACTCCGATGAGGAGGCCGCGGTCGAGGACCTCACCAAGGACGACCTGGTCGAGCGGTACGGGGCCCCTCCGCCCTCGTAGCCGACCGGCCTGCACCAGGGGGCGCCCCGAAACGGACGCCCCTCTGGCCCACGCTCTGCAAGGGAGGCGCTGGTGCACACCTACGCGACGGCCGCGGATCTGGCCGCCTACCTCGGCACGGATCCGCCCGAGGACGCCGAGCGGCTCCTGGCGGCCGCGTCCCGGATGCTCGACGCCCGGGTCTTGGCCTACTGCCGCTACGACGTCGACACGGCGGGGATGCCCGCCGACCCGGACGTCGCCACCGCGATCGGCCGGGCGGTGTGCGCCCAGGCGGCCTGGTGGGGGGAGGTCGGGGACAGCACGGGCGCAGCCGGGGCGGGGTACGGGTCGGTGTCGATCGGGTCGGTGAACCTCGGCCGATCGGCCTCGGTGTCCGGGGACGACTCGGCGGCGCGGCAGCTCGCCCCGCAGGTCGGGGACGAGCTACGCGCCCCGCACCTGCACGACAAGCTCCTCATCGGCGCGGTGGCGGTGGGCTGGTGAGCAGCATCCCCGGCTGGCTGCTCCGCCACCGCATCACCATCGAGCCCCACCTCGGGGACTCCAGCACCGGCCCCCTGTACGGACCCCCGATGGTGGTGAAGGCGTTCGTGGACGAGCAGACCCGCGCGGTCGTCGCCCCGGGCGGCGAGCAGGTCACGTCCTCCTCGACCGCCTACACGGCGCCGGGCATCAGCGTGCCGCCGCTGTCCCGGGTCACGCTCCCGTCCGGCCGCGTCACCACGGTCATCGCCTGCCTGGCCCGCGACGGCGGGGGCCTGCCGACCCCGGACCACGTGGAGATCCAACTCCAGTAGGGAGGCCACCGTGCCGCAGCGATTCCGCCTGGACTACGACGGCGACGCGGTCGCGCGGCACCTCCGCGCCGCCGCCGCCCGCGGGCTCCTCCTCGGCGTTGAGCACGTCCTCACCGAGTCCCAGGCCCTCGTCCCGATCGACGAGGGCGCCCTTCAGAACACCGGCACCGCCGCCGTCGACGAGGGCACGCTGACCGGCGCGGTGTCCTACGACGGGCCGTACGCCGTCCGTCAGCACGAGGAGCTGACCTGGCAGCACGCGCCGGGACGGCAGGCGAAGTACCTGGAGCAGCCGCTCAACGCGTCCCGCTCGCAGGTCCGGGCGCTGCTCGCCGCTCAGCTCCGGCGGGCGCTGCGGTGAGCGGGGCCTCGCACGATGCCGACCTGTTGGTCGGTGTCGCCGAGCTGCTCGCGGCGGAGGGCGCCGGCGTCTACTCGCCGGATGCGCCGCTGCCCGCCGGCGGGACGGGGATCGTGCTGGGCCCGGTGCCGGACGGCCCGGACCGGGCGCTCGGGCTGACGCCATACCCGGTCGCGGACGACGACTCCACGGACTCGGTGTCCGGTCTCCAGGTGCGGATGCGCTGGGGGACGGACGTGGCCGGGCTGGTTCAGCTCGCGGACACGGTGTTCGCCGTCCTGCACAACCGCCGCTCGTATCGAGCGCGCGGGGTGTGGGTGGAGGTGTCCTGGCGGCAGTCGCAGGCGTGGATCGGCCAGGACGCGCGCGGCCGGATGGAGCTGACCGGCAACTACTACTTCCGGACCGTGCGGTCCGGGCCCCACCTGATCGACTAGGAGGACCGCATGTCCACACCCCCTGAGACCCCGACGACAGAGACCGAGCTGGCCCGCGAGTGGCGGCTGGAGATCAACGTCGGGACCGACGAGACCCCGGACTGGAAGCTCTGCCCCGGCATCCGGAGCTTCCAGCCCGCGTCGGAGCCGAACATCGAGGACAGCTCGGACTACGACGGCGACGGCTGGGCCGGGAACGAGAAGACCGGCCAGGCGTGGGAGGTTTCCTGCACGATCCGCCGCAAGGCCAACAAGACGGCGAAGACCTACCACCCCGTCCACGAGGCCATCCGTCTGGCGCACTTCGCGTACAACGACGCCAACAAGGTCCACCTGCGGTACATGAACCGGTCCGGCCTGCCGGAGGCCTACGAGGGCCGCGCGATTCCGAACTGGCAGCCCCAGGGCGGCGAGTACACCTCCCTCGGCGAGGTGGAAATCACCTTCACCGGCGACGGGCCGCTCACTCCGATCGCCAACCCGCTCACCCCGGAAACGCCCTGATGGCCGACTTCGAGGCGCTCGACGCCTTCCTCGACGACCACCTCGACCTCCCCGTCCAGGGCCGCGACGGACAGACCCGCATCTACCGGATCGCCGACCCGTCCGCCGAGGACGGCATCCGGATCGAACGGATCACCACGCTCGCGGCCCGGCTCGCCGCCGGCGGGGAGGCCCCGGACACTCCGGTGCTGGACGACGACGAGGAGCGGGACCTGTACCGCATGTGCCTCGGCGACGCCTACGACGACCTGCTCGCGGATGTGTCCTGGGGCCGGTTCAAGCATGTCGCGCTCACGGCTATGTTCTGGGTCACGACCGACCGCGAGACCGCCGCCCAGTTCTGGCAGACAGGCCACCTGGGAAAAGCGAACCGGGCGGCCCGGAGAGCGCAGCAGAAGCACGGCACCTCGGCGTCGGCCGGGGAGAGTACGACCCGGTCACCGGCCTCTACGAGTGGTACGAGGGCGGGCTCCCGACGGCGCGGCAGTCGCGGTCGCTCGCGGGCCTGACCTGGGACCGGCTCCTCGCCCAGTGGCCGCTCATCGAGGCCGACCTCCACCAGGTGTACGGGATCGACGTGGAGGACGGGGTGCTTCAGCGTCGCACCTGGCGCTGGCTCCAGGTCCGCGTCCTCGGTCTGCTCTCCGCCGAGACCCGCCTGCACCGGCACTTCGCACCGCCCCCTGAGGACCCGAAGACCCGCTCTCTCCGCAGGAGGTGATGCGCCGTGGCGCTGACCGTCGGCGAACTGACCGCGCTGTTGACCGTCGACGATCGCGCTGTCCGGCCCGCGCTGCGCCGCGCCGAGAACGCCCTCCGGGACGCCGGAGACCAGATGGCCGACGACGCCGAGGACGCAGGCGAGCGGGCAGGGGATGCCCTCGGCGGCGGATTCGTCCGGGGCGCGGACAGCCAGTGGCGGAACATGCGCGGTGAACTGGTCGACGCGGTCACGGCCGCCGCGCTGGAGGCCGAGGCCGAGGCGCACCGGGCCGGGCAGCGCGCTGGGCAGCGGCTCGGCGACGGTCTCGGGGACGCCGCGACCCGGGCCGCCCGGCAGGCTGGGGACGACGCCGGAGACGCAGCCGGAGACGGCCTGGCCGACTCCGGAGGACCGGCCGCCGACGCCGCCGGGGAAACCATGGGGCAGCGGCTCGGCGCCCGGCTCAAGATGGCCGCCGCCGGGGCCGGGCTCGCGGCGGGCGCCGTGCTGATGAGCGGGATGCAGCAGGCGCTCGACCAGTCGCAGATCACCGCGCGGCTCGGCGCGCAGCTCGGCACGACGCCCGCGGTGGCGCAGAAGTACGGCCGGGTGGCGGGGCAGCTCTTCAAGGACGCGGTGGTCACCGACTTCCAGGAGGGCGCCGACGCGATCAAGGCAATCGCTGGCTCGGGGCTGCTGCCTCCGAAGGCCACGGCCAAGCAGATCAAGTCCTTGGCGACGAACGCGGCCGACCTCGCCTCCACTTTCGAAATCGATGTGTCTCTGGCTGCGCAGGCAGCCGGGTCCGCGGTGAAGAACGGCCTCGCCAAGGACTCCCGCGAGGCGTTCGACCTGCTGGCCAAGGGCATGACCGGACTGGGCCCCGCAGGCGAGGACCTCGCCGAGACCTTCCGTGAGTACGGGCCGATCTTCCAGTCCGCCGGCCTGTCCGGCCAGACGGCGCTGGGCCTGATCCGGCAGGGCGTCGAGGGCGGCTGGGTCCAGGACACGGACAAGATCGCGGACGCTTTCAAGGAGCTGAACCTCCGGGCGACGGAGGGCTCCAAGGGCGTGCAGGATGCGCTGAAGGATCTGGGTCTGCCTGCGAAGCAGATCGGCGACGACATGGCCGCCGGGGGCAAGAAGGGCGAGGCCGCGATGGGCCTCATCCTCGACAAGCTGCGGGAGCTGGGCCCGAACACCCAGGAAGCGAAGCAGATCGTCTCCACCTTGTTCGGCGGGCCGGGCGAGGATCTCGGGGCGGCTCTGTTCGCGCTCGACGTGGACAAGGCGTCGGCCGCGATGGGTGGAGCGAAGGGCGCCGCGGACGATCTGGGAACGGGCCTGCGGGACAACGCCGGCGCCAAGGTGATGGCGTTCAAGCAGACCCTTCAGCAGGGGCTGGTCGACTTCCTCGGCACCAGCGTGATCCCTCGCCTGAGCACATTCTTCGGCTTCGTCCGGGACAACTCCGGCGTGTTCAGCGCAGCGGCGGTGGGCGTCCTCGCGCTCGGCGGCGCGTTCTCGATCGCCGCGATCGGCGTGTGGGCGATGAATTCGGCGATGCTCGCCAACCCCATGTTCTGGATCATCGCCGGGATCGCGGTGGCTCTCGCCGGGCTGGTGCTTCTGGTCGTCACCTACTGGGACCAGATCAAGTCGGCCACCGGCACGGCCTGGGACTGGGTCGTGGCCAAGCTGACCTGGGCGAAGGACGGGGCCCTGGCCGTGATCGCCTACCTGGCGGCCATCCCGGGCATGGTGTCCGGGTACTTCGGCCAGGCGAAGGACCGGGCAGTCGCCAAGAGCCTTGAGCTGGTGGCCTGGCTGACCGGGCTGCCGGGGCGGGTGACCGGCGCGATCAGCGGCCTGGGCTCGCAGCTCGCTGCCGCGGCGTCCCGGCACTGGCAGCAGTTCAAGGACGGCAGCACCCGCAAGGCCGGGGAACTGGTGACGTGGCTGACCGGGCTGCCGGGCCGCATGGCCACCGCGGTCGGTGACCTGACCCAACTCCTCTACAGCAAGGGCGCGGACGTAGTCCGCGGCCTCTGGAACGGGATCAAGTCCATGGGCGGGTGGCTCAAGGAGACCCTGGTCGGGTGGGCCACGTCGGTCATCCCGGGCCCGATCGCGAAGGCGTTGAAGATCGCGTCGCCTTCGAAGGTCACCAAGGCGCAGGGCCGGTGGATTGCCCGGGGTCTGGTGGAGGGCATGACCGGCTCGTCGAGGCAGGTCAAGGCGGCGTCCGCGAAGTTGGCGGACATCATCGCGGACGGCCTGGCGCCCGGGAAGAAGCGGGCCAAGCTCCTCGGCCGGGTGTCGGCGGACACGAAGCGGCTGCTGGCGCTGGCCAGCCAGGAGGAGCGGGTCGCGGCCCGGCTGAAGACGGCATCGGCTCGCCTGTCCGATCTGATCAAGGACCGGGACAAGCTGGCCGACTCGGTGAAGAGCGGCATCCTCGGCTCGGCGGACATCACCCGGCAGGCCGGGAGCCGGGGCCCCGCCGCGGTCCTCGCGCGTCTTCAGCGGGACCGGAAGGCGGCGGAGGCGTTCGCGAAGAGCCTCACGGCCCTCCGTATGAAGGGAGTCCGGTCCGATCTGATCTCGCAGATCGCGCAGGCCGGAGTCGACCAGGGGGCCGCGGTCGCCGCGTCGCTCGCGTCGGCCACGCCGGCGCAGATCAAGGCCATCAACAAGGAGCAGGCCGCACTGGTATCGGCGGCCGGCAAGGCGGGCGGGGCAGCTGGGGACGCCATGTACGCGGCGGGTATCCAGGCCGCGCGTGGGCTCGTCGCCGGGCTCCAGAAGGAGCAGAAGAGCATCGAGGCGCAGATGCTCCGGATCGCCAAGAGCATGACGAAGGCGGTCAAGAAGGCCCTCGGCATCAAGTCGCCCAGCAGGGTGATGGCCCGGCTCGGTGCATTCACCGCGCAGGGGCTCGTCCGGGGGATCGAGGGCGAGCGGCGGGCCGTGGACCGGACGATGGCGGGCCTTGTGTCGACGCCAGCGCCGGTGGACTGGGCCATGGCCCGGGGCCGGGACGGCGGCCGTGGGGGGCAGGTGGACCGCAGGTCGTACACGACTCAGAACACCTATCACCTGACACAGCGGGAGATGACGGTCCGCGACCTGGAGACGTTGCAGCGCCGCCAGGACGCGCGGGCCCGGGTAGGGAGGCCACGGTAGATGCCGCTCATTGCACCGGCGGTGGAGCCGGAGACCCCGGACCCGTCCACGCCACCGCCCAGCTCCGGCGGGATCGTCCTGCCGGAGCTGGGTAGGGCCACCGTGACCTACTACGACCCGACAGGACAGGCGTGGCCGCTGACGAAGCGGTCCCTCGGCTGGCGAACTCTCGCTGAGGGTGTGTCGGGGCTGGGCGCAGCGCCGTACGAACTGACGAAAGACCCGCACCCGCGTGGGGGTGTGCGGGTGCGGCATGTGCAGGCGCAGGAGCGGTCGATCGTCTGGCCGCTCCGGGTGACCGGCCGGACTCATCTCGACTTCGTCGGGAACTGGCGGGCTCTCGCATCCGCGTTCACGCGGACCCTGCGTGACGGGCCCGGCGTTCTGGAGATCGCCCGGCCGGACGGCAGCCGACGCCGGATCAGCGTGGTCTACCAGGACGGGTGGGAGGGGCTGGGGTCGTACGGCTCGGGCTGGATTGCGGACACGGCGGTCATGACGCTGCTGGCGGAGGACCCGTACTGGTCGGACGCGGAGCCGGTGACCGTGCACCGCGAGCAGGGAGCGGGCGTCGACTTCCTCGTGCCGTATCCCTCGGTCTCGTCCAGCCAGGTGCTCGGGGCTACGACGGTCCGGAACCCAGGCGACGTGACGGTGTGGCCCACGTGGCAGATCACGGGGCCCGCCAGTTCGATCACGTTCTCACGGACCGACACCAGCGAGTCCTTCACCCTCGACCCGGGCGCCCCCGAGGTGGGCCACGGTGACCTCCTGGCCGGGCAGACGGTCACCGTCCGGACGGACCCTGTGCAGGTCCGCTACCAGGACGGCGCCAACTGGATCGGCGCCTTGGACTGGCCGATGGCAGTCCTCTGGGGGCTCGCCCCGGGAGACAACCCGGTGCGGTTCCAGCTCGATGGGGCCGGGCCGGGGAGCGCCGTTGACCTGGTCTTCCATCCGCGTTACGAGACAGCCTGAGGGGGGATCTTGGCGATTCAGCTCCTCGTCACGAACTCGGCTCTCCAGATCCAGGGCGACCCGCTCGCGGAGTGGTCTGGGCTGGAGGTCACGCAGGCCTTCAACGAACCCGGCTCCGGCAGTGTCGACCTCGTCGCGTACCCGTACGTCATGGCCCAGCTCCAGCCCGGGAACCGGCTCGTCGTCCTCCGGGACGGCGCGTACTGGATGGGCGGGCCGATGGAGATTCCGACCGACTTCTCCTGGGGGATCGCCGGAGAGGGCGAAGCCCCGCCGGGCAAGGTCACCGTCTCCTTCTCCGACGACCTGGCCCGGCTGGCCGGGTACCTGACGTGGCCCGCTCCCGCTTCGGCGTGGTCGGCGCAGCCCGCGACGGCCCGGAAGATCGGCCCGTCGAGCGCCGAGACGATCATCCGCACGCTGGTCGGCGAGACCTGCGGACCGAGCGCGCGCACGGACCGCCGCATCCCCGCTCTCACGCTCGGTACGGCGGCCGGGGTGGGGACCAGCGTGAGCGTCCAGACCCGCTTTGAGCGGCTCCTGGACGTGTGCCGCCGCGTCGCCACGGACGGCGGCGGGCTGGGCTTCCGCTGCCGCCAGGCCGGGGGGCAGATCCGCTTCGAGGTGTACGCGCCGGTGGACCGCACGAGCACGGCGCGCTTCTCGGAAGGGCTGGGCAACCTCCGCGCCGTCAGCTTCAAGCGGTCCGCGCCGACCGTGACGCATGCCCTCGTGACGGGCTCGGAGCAGGCCTTCCCCCGCCCGTACGTGGAGGTCGCCGACACGGCGGCCGCGGCGGCCTGGTGGCGGGTGGAGCAGCTCATCGACTCCAACGCCGACTCCAACGACGACGGCACGCTCACGCAGGAAGGCAGACAGGCGCTCGCGGAGGGCGCGGCTCCGGTGGAGCTGTCCACCGTGACGGTCGACACGGAAGACCTTCAGGCCAGCCGCGACTTCACGCTCGGAGACCGGGTCACGGTGGCCCTGCCGACCGGGCTGGAGATCACCGACCTCGTGCGGTCGATCACCCTGCGCGCCGAGCCCGACGGCGGCGAGCAGGTCACGTCCCTGATCGGCTCACCGGCCGCGACGACTGATCCGCAGATGACCCGCGTGGTGCGGGACCTGGGCCGCAGGCTCGGACGACTGGAATCGAGGTAGCTATGGCCCAGGACTCGTGGCCCAGCCCGGGGCACAACTCGCGTGCGGTGAGCGACGTTGAGTACGAGCAGCTTGCGAGGTTCTTCTCCGGGGCCGGGGTGTACGGGTCGCCCGCCGATCCGGCGGTGGTCCGGGCGGGGGTCGGCCTGACGGTGACGGTCCGGCCGGACGTCTTCGCGTCCGTGCACGGCCACTGCTGGACCTCGGGCACGACCGGCGACACGCTCGCGATCGACCCCAACACCAGCGGCCAGGCCCGCGTCGACCGGGTGATCCTGCGGCTGTCCCGCACGACCTGGACGGTGCGCGCGGTCGTGAAAAAGGGCACCCCGGGCGGCGGGCCACCGGCCCTGGCCACGGGCCCCGAGTTCCCGAACTACGAGACCCTGCTGGGGAACGTCACGGTCCCGCCGGGCGCTCTGTCGGTGACCGTGACGCGCGGTGAGCGGTACGTCGGCCGGACCATCCGAGTAGGAACGTCGACCGCCCAGACCAACCCGAACCCCGAGGTCGGGGACATCACGTGGGAGACCGACACCAAGCGGCTGCGGATCTACGACGGTGCCAAGACGATCACCCTCTACGAGGCTGCGGGCACGGTCATCGTGACCGCCCCTCAGTCCGGCTGGGCCGTGGAGGCGGACTCGGTCCTCGACTACGCGGCCGGGCAGGTCAATCTGCGGCTCGGAACCTTCCAGCGGACCGGCGGGGAGGTCGCGCCTGCGGCGGAGTCGCGGCTCCCGGTGCTGAT